ATCTTGCGAATTTCGATAATAACAAAAACTATCGCCGCCAATATAAACTTGTGTCACGAACACACCTTAACACCATATAGCTGTTCAAATCTATCAGCGTCTGCGCGGTCGTTTACCATGGGCTCACCGCGTATGTTGAGACTGGTATTTAACAGCATAGGACATCCAGTCTCGGCATACCATGCTTCCAATAGTTTTCTTATGCCTGATCCATCTCTAGGCACAGTCTGTACCCGACTGGTACCGTCAACGTGAATGATTGCTGGATACTGCTCCGGGAATCTACAGTGTGCAACTACCTGCATGTATCTGCTGTCACTCCAACACTTTGGCATGATAAAATAACGATCAGCTAACTCTTGCAGTATCACCGGAGCAAATGGTCTAAACTTTTGTCTGCGTTTGATTGAATTCACTTGGTCTTTTATGTCACTGCCACGAGGGTCAGCCAGCAATGATCTATTGCCTAGGGCTCGCGGTCCGAATTCCGCTCGGCCAGATGCCACGCCCACAATACGATCACTGAGAAGAGCAGCCATGGCACGCTCAACAGGGTAATCACCAGGTATATCATGCCCAAGACCAGCACTAGTCCACTGAACACGACCACCGTAAGCAAGAGCGGCGGCGCCCAGGCTACTGCCAGCATCACCAGGGCAAGGCATAATCCATATGTTATTAAAGTATTCACCTAACCTCCTATTGGCCAGGCAGTTTAGTGCTACCCCGCCCATGTAAACCAAGTTGTCACTCCAGCCAAAGTTTCTAGCTCGAGTCATAACTTGATGTATTAGATACTCTGTGAGTTGTTGTGCTGATGCTGCAATGTCTTCATTGGTTGCACAGCCCAGGAACTCAGAGTCAAGCCCTGTGTGTAAGTTTAATTTGAATCGTAGTTCTTCAGGATTGTCTAGCAGTACGTCACGCATGACTTCAGTGTACTTGGGTGTGCCCCAGCCACTCATACCCATAGTAATATATTCTTCGTCTAGTGGGTGTAGGCCAATGCGCTGAGTAATAGCAGAATAGAATAATCCAATTGAATGTGGATAACTTTGCGACCAAAGTTTTTTATATGTTGCGCGATAATTTTTATCATACATTGCTCCCCAGATTGACACAGTATCCCATTCGCCCACAGCATCTATCACCACAACTGTGGCTATGGGATAAGGGCTTGTTTGAAACCCAGCAGCCGCATGACACAGGTGATGATTGTAGTTTTTTATGCGTTTGCCATTGACTTGGTCGGCGCCAATCTGCTGCTCTAGTATTTGTTGTGTGGTTATTTTGTTCCACTCAATACCCTGTCCTGCATACCATTGACGCAGTTGTTTCAGCCATGGACGCTCGTAGTACGCAACAGTATCTACTCGGTTCATGTCAATTTCGTTCAGCATGGCTGATGAAATATCAGCATCATTTTTCTTTTTTGAGTAACGTTCTGAATGGCCGGCAAACACAATCTTGCCATGCTGGTCTAGCAAGGTCAAGGCAGCGTCATGAAAACCTGCGGATATGCCTAGAGTGTATTTCATTTGTAAATGAACGGATCTCTTTTGCGTAACTCTTTTAATTTTTTACGATAACGAATCTCTAGTGTGATTCTATCCCATATGCGTTTAATCCATGTCATTTCAGTTTCCTTATTTGCTGTTCAGCATAATCTGGATCACTCCAGCGGTATTCATATGTAGCTTCGCCCCAACTGGTGCGTATACTGTACACATCAAGATGTGCAGCCAACTGCGCCCAGACACGTTGGTAATCTTCTGTTCTAAATGTTCGCATTAGGTCAACTTGTGCCACCTTTGGGTGACCAATGGTGAGATTTTTGTCCTCTGGATCAAACCCATTGTCCAATAACCAGGTGCGGAACTCTTGTAATTTTTTGATTTGCCAATGATATGCTCCGGGATCACGGGCCCATTCGATATCAAAGTCGCCAGCGGCTTCAGTTTGTGTACGCAGTCCTGTAGTAACAAGTTCATTAACACGCGAATCCCTACCTTCATCATTGAACACCTCCCAGTGATGTTTGCCAACTGCTTTATTTACACCCAAATAAACACCACCTAGAGTTCGGTTAATGGTTTCAATGCCAAACAATTCGTGGTCTTCGGGCTCTAGTGCAAAACGCGGCGCATTAAGCCAGCACATGAGTTGACTGGGTCTGCGCCACTCTGGGGCATGCACAGCCTTACGCATGCTCAATACCAGGCTTTCGTACTCGTGACACAGGAGATTTAACTGACGTATGTGCCAGCGTGTGGCAGGGTCTGCACGAGTGTAGTAATTTGAAATGCCACCAGACCACCCTTGCAGGTCTTCGAAGTATCTATGTAGATTATTCATCTTTTCATGCACTACATCACCAGCTGTTAAACTGGAACCAATGATTCCTGGCTCAATGGTATTGTCTACTGTGTAAGCATCACAATCAATACAATAACCCAAGTTGCTTCCATTAATATGACCAATACTGGCATTAATTTGCCCACAAAGGTATTCGGCATTTCTTTCATGTTCTGTCCATCCCATCCAACAGTAATTCTTTTCTAAATGCAAATCAGTTCTAATGATATCATTTAGCGCAGCCAGCCAACGACGACTTAGATTGTTGTCTGCTACATCTATATATACAGTCAGCATACTATTGGCGCCGCGCAGGTCTATTTCAATGTGATCAAGCAATTTTATTCCACCATTCTAGCACCGCTGGTCTTTGGGCAAGTATTTCTGCCATGGTGATCTTCTGTGTGCGGATGCTTTCTAATTGTAACACACGAGCCCGGCCTTTTGCAAGCCCTGCTCGATATGTATCCGGCCATTGTTCTTCAAACGTAGGACGGGTTTTTAATTGTAGCAGTACATCACGCATGGCACCTGCGGAGCGGCCTGCTAGTTCATCTATCCAAGGATCCAACAAGTGTCTAGGTAGCGCAAGTGGACTCATAATAATATCCGGTGAGAAACTGAATATCACTTTGGCTAACAGTTGTACCCCATACGTCTGTGATAACTTTTCCATTGCGCCGGTCTCGAACATGCCGGGGAGTGTGAGGGTAAAATCAAGACGCATTTGTCTGGGGTGGGTAGCATAACGGAGTCCGTGTTCAAAATTACGACAGAACTGTTCATAATCCAATCCTGTACGAATATATTCCCCGATCTGTTCAGTTCCATCCAACGAAGCACATATTTGCCAATCGCGAATGTGCGCCAGGATATCATCAAATAGATCCACACCGCCGTAGCGCACACGGCTGAGATTAGTATTATATCTAGCATAAACACGTGGACCATCTCCTAATTCAATGATTCGTCGCATGTAGCGCCAGTGCTGTTCGTACATTAACGGTTCGCCACCCACCCAGTATATTTCTTCTACTCTGTGTTGTTCCACTGCTGAACTGAATTCTTCTTCGATTTGTGTGTCTTGAAATTGAGTGATCTCTCTACGCACATCCGGCTGCATCCAGGTGTTTTTGGCATTAGACCAGTCTACCATTTGATGCTGGCGCTGTTCTGTTTCCCAACTGGAACTCAGCATGTCGCCACAGGTTCTACATTTAAAATTGCACAGGTTTGAAAAGCGATAATCCCAGCTTACAGGCAGCATTGAGGTACGCCCATTTAGATCTGTTTTTCCAATTACATCATCATATTTGTGCTGAAAAAGATGCCAAAAGTATGTGCGATAAACATCTGTGTTTAGCAGCTTGTCATTGCATACTTGGCATTCGGGTAAGGTTTCTCCGGCCATCATGCGTCTGCGCACACTCTGCATGTGTGGTGAATTCCAGTGTTCTTCAAGTGTGACAGGAATGTACTCACCAGTGCCCGATTCAGTATCTATGTACTGTTTGAAGTTCTGCGCAGGTTCTCGTGATGCACAACACATTCGTCTTTCTGTTTGCGGACTCAGGTATGTGTGAGTCCAGGGGGCCATACACAATGTGTCAGGCTTGGTCATTGTTATAATTCAAAATGTCAGCTATTTCGGGGGCTACTGTGCGTAGATTTTGTTCTCGTTTGCGATCTAAATCACGTATCTTCATGCGAGTCATGAATCCATCTGTACTTGCACCGTTATTCATAAAGTCAATAATTCTATCAAATTCCCCACGATATTGCAACGGCACATCGGCTGTGCGTAAATGTTCAGTAATCACGACTTTAGCTGTGATAGGTAATGTGGCAATTGAAAAGTACCATGCGTCATGCATCATGTTCCAGTACACAAAGTCAAAGCGTTGTAGTGCTATCCAATTAGCCAGTTCGTCAATGTAACGCACGTTGAATATGTTTACAGTACTACAGCACTGCAAACGCAGGTTAGGCAGCTGAGTCTGCAGATATTGAAAACTTGTGATTGTGTCCAGTACCACTGCCCAGTCTGCATTGGTGCGTTGATATTCAAATCTTGCACCCACATCGTCTATTGAGAATGCCACTTCTACTGTTTTGAAATGACGCCAAATCTCTGGGCCGCGTGTGGGCCATTGTGTACCATTTGTGTTGTAGTGTATTTCAACTTGATGTGCAATGCCACGATCCACGATGCCTTGCAACATGTCAAAGTGTTCAGCAATCATAAATGGCTCACCACCAGTGAATTCAATGTAGCGTATGTGATTCAAACACTGATCAATTTCTGCCCAAAATGATTGATTTTCTCTGGGCCATGCTCCGGCTCGTAGCATTTGATAGGGAAATGATTTCTTTTTATCCTCATCCGGATGCATGTCATTTAATTCTTCTGTGGCGAATTGACTGCTAGACCATGAACCGCAAATACGGCATTTTAAGTTGCAGATGTTGCCCAGCTTTAAATCCAGGAACATCAAAGATTTGGCATCTTGAGTCCATTCACCCGAAATGCCCATGTGTTTCATTCTGTCTAGTGTGTGCATGCGTTTGCTGGTGCGTCCAGACCGTTCTTCCATCCAGCATTTTCTACAGGTTTGTGGTTTCTTTCCTGCCAAAAACTCTTCACGCAGTTGAGTCATTGCCTGTGAGTTTTGTATGCTTGCAAAGTCAGCTGTCAACATTGAGAACTTGTTGCCTGCGTCATCTACCAGTTCATCGTCTGCTAGACAGCATGGGCGCACTGTGCCAATGGGCGAGGCTTCTAAAGAGACCCAGGGCAACACACAGAATTTAGGGTGCGGTATATTCATTTTAATGCTGCCAATTCTGGAATAATATCCAATATGTTTTCATTTCGTATTACGTCTAGTTTGTGAGTCTTGATCCAGAACTGATTTATTAGCTGTGTGTTGTCTATGGCCATCATAAAATTAATAGCTGATTCAAATCCCACTGTGGCTCTGTGCAAATGATCACGCGAGCGCAACCATTCTAAATGGTCCATGAATTTTTGTTTAATTTGTTGTTTGTATTTGTCCGGCGCAATGTCTATGCGATAACACACAGGATCTTGCAGGATGTTTACATTTAAATCCTGTGGTTGTAATAGGCCTTTTTCCACCCAGTCGCGATGAAAATCTGGCAGGTGCATGGCATTCATTATGCTCAAGGTAGGAGAGATATAAAAATCCACTTGGGGACATGTGGCTATCATGTCCCTGCGGTTTTGTTCTACCACAGCCCAGTCTGTACCTTTGCGTATGTATTCACCACGTGCGCCCGAATCGTCTAGACTGGCACCCACAGCCACACTCTTAAACTGTTTCCAGTATTCAAATACGCTTTTGCCTTTGAGCTCAGTGTGCGTGAAGTTTGTGTTGTATATCAATCGCACATCAAATCGTTTTCTTTTAACAAGCTCTTCTAAGATGTTGTAGTGTTCTTCCATTAAGAGTGGTTCGCCGCCTGCAAAGTAGATCTGTTCTACATAGTCCAAATGGGGTTCTAGCTGTTCCCACATGTCTGTTTCTGTGCGCCCTGCATAGTTTAGCACTGTGTTTTTTTGTTTCCAATCGCCCCCGGCCAATTTGGCTTGATCTTGATACCATTGTGAACTAAAGATATGTCCGCATGATCTACAACGCAGGTTGCATAAGTTTGAAAAACGAATATCCCAGTAAGTCATTTCAAACTGTTCTAGTGTGCCATCTTCTTGTGTGTTGTGTACACGATTGATTTGATGTCCATGATGTTTGTTGGCACTTTGTCTTCCGCTGAAAAATCCTGAACTTTCTTGTTCATGGCATTTGCGGCAGGTTTCATTGGCAGTACCATTCAGCATGTCCAAGCGCAATTGTCGCATGGGCGAGCCATTCCATATTTCAGCCAGTGTTTGTTGACGTGCATCGCCATATTTGGGGTGCTGTGTTGCATGACAGCAAGGATATGCTTCGCCGGTGGGCCAGGCATGCATGTGAATCCAAGGATAAATGCAAAAGTTTTTGCTTTCACTCAATAAAAATTTATCATGCTCGCTAACGTCTTTAAGATTGATTTTGATAGGATTTGCTGATCCATATTGATATTGTTCGCTTCTGCTGTAGGGATGTTGGGCTAAATTTATACGTTCGAACGAACCCGGCACTGCTGAATGCTTTATAGGCACCGGGTCCGAGCTTTGTGAATTAATAAATTCTATTTCTTTTTCAATGTCAGGACAAGTGCTCAAAATCACAGCAAAAAAGTTGCTGATATCTTCTTCATTCAATGCAATTTGCAGATTACGCAAGATCAATCCCACAGGCCCTGTGATCTGCACATAATAATCTTTTGTGTGTAAGAACACTATGCGTTGATTTTCTGTGTATTCACTTTGATATATTGCACGAAGTTTGTGGCGCAACCATTTTGTGCTGGCGTCATAATCATCGGTCCAGTCTGACAGATCAATTGTGGCCACAACATCGTGTTGCTGTTTTAGTTCTTCTAGGGTCATAATGAGTTGTACCATTCTTTTAATTCAGGAAATGCTTGACCAAAATCTTTTGATCGGCGCTGATCGTACTGTGAGAAGAACTGTTTAAAGTCATTTAACAACTTGGGCATTTCAAATGCATCTGAGTGCGGGGTCTTTACCACATCTAAGTAATCTACCAGTCGCTGTAAATGATTACGTTCGTGTTCGTGCAAGAATTCACTTTGGCTATTTTGTGACAGCCAATTTTCTAACACAGTTTTGTAGTGTTTTTTTAATGCTGTGGGCAGTATCAGCGGGCTTTGAAAGCTGGGAAAACGCAAGATATTTAATGTGAAACTTATGGCATCACGTCCGTATTTGATTTTCCATTGCAGTATGCATTCTAGCAATTGATCCAGTGAATCCAAGCATAGTGCATTAATGGTACACATCACATGTATGCCGCGGAATTGCATGGAGCTCAACAAGCGTTCTACATTGTGCATCCAGTCCGCCCAGACCAACCCATCGCGTATGTATTCTGCTTGAGTGCCCACAGCTTCGTTTGAAGTGTATATGTCAATTGCCATGCCTTTTGTGCTGGCCAGCAGTCGGTCAATATCTACGTCTGTGCCTAGGTTACTGTTGATAGCCAAGCGTGTTGAACTCTTGCCTGAATTTGTTTTAAACCAGTCAATAAGTTTCCAAGTGTGCCCAGACATGAGAGGCTCGCCACCGGTAATTCTGAGCTCTTGCAGGGTACGATGCAGATCCGACTCCCACCACTTAAAAAATGCATCAATGTATGGATTGCTTTCTCCATAATCGTAAAGCTGTGCAGAGTCATGACTATGGGTAAAGTGATTACGACCATCGGATACCAATTGGGTATATGGTCCATTCCGTTTGATATCGCGTACCCAAGTACTGCTAAAAGCGGGATTGCAATAGCTACAAGCAAACTGACAAGTACGGTCAAAAGCAATCTCAAGTGTACGGAGGTTGACGTCTTCAGTGAATGGCGTATTTCTAGCGTCATTTAGTGCCTCTATAGGATATATCTTACTCTTGTACACACGATCTGAAATAGCATCACGGCCCATGTCTTCAATTTTCCAGCAGTACTCGCAGCCAGTGGGACGCTCCCCTGCAATCATCTTACGACGATCTTCTTTCTTTTGTTCAGTATTGTGCAGTAGCCTAGGGTTGATGCTGACTTTATCACGGTCGATCAAATGGGCAGGCGGGTGATGACAACTTGTGGTCTGTCCACTTCCTAACCAAATGGTTGCGTTATACCATTTTGCCGCACAAAAACTGGCCGAGAGAGGGTCTAGTACTGTGTGTTTAAATTCTAAATCATTCATTGAATAAATTATTAACTTTATAGTGTTGTTCGTCAGCCCAAGCATACCAACGTTGTCTGTTGTGTAACAAATCCGGTAGCATGCGATTATATAGATCCAGCAACTCAGTTGGGCTTAACACAGACAATTGTTTTATTGCACCTATTAGGGCCAAGTGTAGCGTGTCATTGTGCTCCCACGTCGGCCCTGAACGAAGTTTAAGACCCGGAAAATAGTGATCAAATGTGCGAAATCCATTGTCCTCCCAAAATTTATAATTTTGTGATTGCCCGTTAATTAAAAAAGGACGTAGGCCAATGATAGGTTTAAAATCAATTTGATTTATAAATGTATCATGTGGGTTGTTACTTGTGCCACCTACAATGTGTAGGAAATGATGTTTCCAATAATGCATGTTGTGCAAACTGAACAAATCATGTGGAATATCGTGTGGGGTGGAGTCTGGATGGTCAGTGTACCAGTGCCCGTATTTGACATAATCTTGATTTTTTTCACCAATGGAGAAATATAGTTCACTGTCCGGTCCAGTGTCACCCGGAAAAGCCCTTCCTAGGGTTACCACTCCAAGATCTTTCACATCATGTTCGATTAATTTTTTTACAAAATTTAATCGATGTACATATGGTTTGCGATTGTAACTCATAAACAAGTACTTGGGATCAGTCAATATCAACTCTTCAGTTTGATAAGTTTCAAAATGATCTCTACATGCAACAGCAAACAAGTTAAAATAATGAGTTGTGCTATCAACTGGCGCCCATTTTGGTCTAGGAGTGTCAAAATTTCCCAAGAAGTATGTGTGTTTGATCCCTAACTTTTTGACTAATTCTAATACTACTGGTCGATGGTGTGGTTCAAAAAAATCCACAGTGGCTACCACAAATAAATTGTCAAATGATTCGCCGGTATTCAACCATTCGTGTAGTTTTACATCATTGTCTGGAGTAGGGCGCCAGGTGGTGTTAAACAAAAAATTGCGTTGGTCGGGAAATGCCTGATCAATTTGTTCCTGAATACTGGCTAGGATTGACTGTTCGTACTTGCCGTAAGTCCAGGTGTCCGGAAAAGAAATAATTAAACTAGTGATCATTTGAGATTGAAAGTCTGTTCAACAAAACGTAGAAACTGCTGAGGAAATTCAGCGCGAATTCTAGGGCCAAGATCAGCCATATGCTGTTGATTATACTTACTTGTTTGTTCAGCCGCGACCAGGAATTCTGCCAGATCTTGTTGACACAAGTCTTTGATGACTGCTACAATCCTGTCCAATCTGTCTTGATTGTTGTCTATTGAGTCAAATGATTCGTCAATTAAATTGCTGTATGTTTGAAACCCTTGATTGCGTATATCCCGATAAAAGCCACGATTGGCCGTCGCGATCCAAGGATGACCCATTGCTATGGGCTTGTATATCTTTTCCGAGCGCAGACTATAGGGATAGTCGCACACAGTTTCTGTTACCACACTGAAATAGGTATCAATGTACGGCTCGGCTTGTATGTAGATTTCGCCCCACAAGTTGTTGAATAATTCATTTTTCACAAAAGGCATTTGATAGGATTGCTTTATTCCATTATGAAATTGCGGAACTTCGTATTCGGCTGGTAGCAATCGTATTTCACCAGCGCCAGTCAATAGATCAGTCTGATATATGTGATTGTATACCGAGCTTGAGTCTAGGTTGGTCCATAGTGCTTGATCTAGTATGGGTCGCAGGCTTTCGATCATGTATTTTCTATGCGGGCGTGTGCGGCCATTCAAGAACAAAAACTTGTAGGGTTTGATTAATTTGGAATATATTTCATCCACCCTAGCACACTGATCAAGATTTTCTTTGTATTCATAAGGCTTGCACAGGTAGATGTCGTAGAACAAGTGCGGCAGATCAGGTTCCATATCACCACAGCCTACTAGTGCCAGTTTGTGTTGCTTCAGTAAATCAATCAGCCCCAGGCGTTCGCATTGATGTTTTAACACAATGCTTCCTTCTGTGGGATTGGCCAGCACAGGATAAAAGAATCCCGACTCTGCCAATTGTTTAATCCGTTCGTAATGCTGATTGAATGTCTGCCGGCTGAACACTGTAACACTATGAGCCACAGGTTCATGCTGACCAAAGTCCCAGAAACTGTCATCACAATAAGTTTCTATTTGCGAATAGATTTCACAAAAGGTATCACAAATGAGCTTGTGCATTTCGGGCCTGGTACGCACATTCTGCCCACCATGACTTCATTTCGGGAAAGGTCTTCAAAAAGTCAGTGCCTCTGCGGCGATCGTGTTCTTGAAAGAATCTATAAAAGTCTGCCTTGGCTTGGGAATGATCTTGATTTTGGCCAGCTCGCATCCACGCAATGTCTCTGTCCAGGCGAGCAATCTCATAATCTTTAAATCCGTGAAATGGATCTTCGGGTGTTTCGCTTTGGCGTATCATCCAAGCCCACAAGTGTTCTAGCCGGTCAACGTAGGCTTCGGGTAAGATTTGCAAGCTCTGCCATGCAGGTTCACGCAGTACAGGTGTATCAAACCACACTCGTTGATAGGTCTGTGAGTATGTGTTGCGCAAGCCCAAGATGCCAGCAAACAAGTTTTCTAGAGAGGGCACACTCAAGTTATTCATTGTTACAATAAAGGTCAGACTATTGTAGCTGGGCACTTCGGTTAGGAATTGATTCACTCTATCCCACAGCAGATCAAAGTCCAGCCCGTGGCGCATGTATTCTGCTTGTGTGCCCCAGCCGTCTAGGCTCACATACTGCATGAAGTGTTCTATACGGCCGTCGCACAATTGCTTAACATAGCCCAAGTACTTTTGCCAGGACTTCTCATCCACACTAAAGTTTGATGTAACATTCAAATGCAGTTTGGCACTGGGATTGGCCAGCACATGATCAAACACTCTGTATGTGTTCTTATCTAATAGCGGTTCACCGCCGGTCATGCGGAAGTGTATGAGTTCTGGATATAACTTAGGCCACCACTCCCAGAATGCTTCTACATAAGGGTTATGCTCTCTAGCCGGTATAACCCTGCGATCTCCACCAAAATGCCCAGGATCATTGTGAACACGAGCAGTAGGGTAGCCGCCCGATCGGTCCACTTCTTGTTGCCAGCTGCTAGAGAATTGCGGACTGCAATAACTGCACATGAGATTACACACATTATTAAAATTGACTTCAACGTAGCTAGGGATAACGTCACTTTCTTCTCCTGTTGAATTCCGTATCTGTTCAAAGTCCACGGCAGCCCAGGGCTCTCCAGACCGATAATGCCTGTCACTCAGTTTGTTTTCCGCTTCCATGTTCCAGCAGTACTGACACTCTGCGGGTTTTTCGTTTTGCAACATCATCACACGCTGAGCTTTTTTGTGCGGCGTGTTGTGCAAGGATCCGGGGTCATTGACCAAGTTTTCCACGGGTATCTTGTGTAGTGGAGGGTGGTAACAGGAGTTGTTGAGTCCTGTGGGCAAGTGCAAACTGACCTGCTTCCATTTGGCCAAGCACAATGCTGGACCAAGTTTGGCCTTCATTTCCTCTGCACTATTGTAGAAAGCACTTTTATTTGCAGTCATTGGTTTCTTCTAATATGGCTTTGACTTCTTGGTAGTTCACAATGAGATCATCAAAACCAATACCATAATTGTTTTTTTCATACATTGATTTGGCAACGTCCGGCCAGGTCACTAGGTCTTCGTAGACAACAGTTTCATCACAGTCAAATCTGGCCAGCAATTGTTTTTCAGCCAAAAATTGAAACACTGTGTCAGCAGACACAGTTAACTTTTGATCTTTCAAACTGTCAAAATTTCCAACTTTATAAGTGAACAGTTCTTTCTTAAAACTATGTACTGGCACAGTGGCATGAAAGTTTTCTAGGATTTGTTTGCTGAAAAAATGTTGTATATTGTCATTTCTTTTTAACACAATAATGTGATAATCTTTCAGCCAACTAGAATTTGTTGACAACAGCCAAACTTTGATTTGAAAGTCTTGTATTTGACTGATCAGATACTTAGAATTACCAGCCATGAGGTCAACTTGCTTTTTGTAAAAGGCACTGACTTTTTCAACACTTTGATCGTAATAGTGAAAGTTTTCTGTGAGCGACCTATGACTGACATTGGCCAATTTCAATTTATTAGAAATAATATCTCCCAGCAAATGGGATCCTGATCGACCAACTGTTATAATGATGGTTCCTTTTTTGTTGGGATCATAAAGTTTTACCATCCTTCTTGCTCCCGGATCACATCAATCTCGCGGGTCATTATGCCTTGGTTGTGCCAGTTAGATCTGTAGTGCCGTTTAAAGAATTCACTTTGTTCTGCTTCCATCACAATCATGGGCAGGCCCAGTTGTGTGTTGAGATCTTCTGCCAATCGCCCGGCCAATAGCCTGGGTTCTGAGGTTTCAACTGTTCGCCATAATTCAGCCAGTGCTTCAAAGTTCTGTACTAGAGTATGATCCCAGGCAGTAAGCATGGTCATGTATGTGCCTTGTCGTGCACCGGCCATGGCCCAGTATCCGTGGTCAGCATCAGCACCCACATTGTGCCAAATGGTCAAATGATCCAGGTTGCGTTGATGCACACGATCTTGAAACTCTGCTGTGGTGGGTTTGCGTCCACGGTCCAGGCACATTTTGACGCCTTCGCGGAAGCCTGCACGCCAAGCATGGAATGGGGAACCGTTGGGGTAGGTGGTTGAATAACAGTCGTACATGGGCCAGTACAAGGGATCAAAACAAAATTCCACTTGTGTTTCTACTGTGCCGTCTGTGGCTTCATGAGTACGCATGTTTTCCACAAAGTCTTTTGTCCATGAACTCAAGCCGCCGTTGCCATACATCAGTCCATTAATATGATTACGTGCCCGCCACCGGAACACAGCACTCTCATATTCTTTGCCAGGAAAAACAAGTGTTTGATTAAAAAACGCCGGGTTGGGGAGATTGTCGCCATCGATGAGAATGAATCGATCCGTACTACTCGCCCGGGCTGCCGCTTTGTGAGCCGCATCGCTCCCCAGAATACCGTCCACCCTTCGTGCCCAAGGCACCATATTCCTAATCTTGATCCAAAATTCTTCTCGTTGTGGTTCATCATATGTCAAGTATATGCAGTCCAAGTCTGCTATGTCAATTTGATTCAAGGCCATATGTTTGTTTGCTCCATGGTGTTCCGTTTTGAGTGACTACAACCGCAACCGATTGCGGATGACACAGTGTACCTGTGTTGCCGGGCACAAGTTTGTCTGATGTGCGAGTAGTAATGTATTTGAGTTGACCATCAACCACACGCACATTGGCAGGTGCCAGGCCAAATGTTTCAGCATCAATGTTAATGTAATTACCTGGCAGATCTTCCATGCTATAACAAACAGGCAGCCCTGCATCATTGTAGTACAAACGATAGAACACAGGTTGGGGTTCAGGCATGCTGTGTAAAATATCCCAAAACTCTTCAGGTGTCATAACGCCAGTCCTTAACATGATAGTGAAACGCACCCCATTGTGCTTGAGTCTGTATACGCATGGGATTGAATTCCCACACTAACTCATTAGTCCATTGAGATGTCTTTGTGCCAGAGTGTGCTTGTTTCATGTGTACAATCCGTGGGTATGTTGTAAATGGCATGGTCACTAGTTCTCTGCCAATTATGTCTGCTGCCATTGCGTACACAAGGTCAGTACTGGGCACATCTTCAGGAAACTTAATTAACTTCCGAAACTCTGACCAATTGGCAAATATATCACGCACCAGTACAAAAAAATCTCTAGCTGTTTCACTCAATCGCCAGTAGGTTATAGCATTGTACACATCTGGTAAATTGTTAGCATCAAACACTTTTCTATAGTGCCTGGCTGTGCTGACCTGATCCTGCCATGTTCTGCAACTCGTAGATATCACAACATCTCTGTGTCTAAACATAGTCCACCAGTGATCAATTGAACTGGCAATCATCATGTCTGCTTCTAGCTTGATGGTTTCTCTATAGGGAGATTGGAAAAATACTTGCCAGTCGTTTGCATACAAGTTATCGCGATTGACATTGTCAATCACACGATAGTGATTGTAAAGTGGGTCGTTGGCATGAGTCTTGTCCGTGATCAAGCAAACACTGGCATGAGGATTCCATTGTTTGATTGTTTTTGTCAGTGTTCTAGCACAATCCAAGTAGTCAACTTGGGGCGTGTTCAAGGCTAATATCACATAGCCTTGTTCTTCTATGGATTTCAACTATTGCTCCTAAATCTCTTTTGCCCATGGCATGAAAGTCCAGCCCAACAATTGAGACTGTTTTACATTTGCCCTGTGCATCTTCATACTCAATATTCCAGAACGTTTCATTATCAAGCGTTAGTTTGTTTTCGGGCACCACACTGGGCATGCCCCAGGGTATGGCATCTACTTTTAGTGTCTGGCCACTCACAATACCTAATGCTATACTCAGTGCATAGTCGTTTCTGTATGTGGGTTGTGAGATGTGATAGAGATCTCTGTAGTGCTTCCAGTTCTCACGAATCATCTGCATGGCATCAAATATGTATTGCGCTGTGTTGGTTTTACGAAACATCATCACAGTGGCCCAGTACATGGGAAATTTATATGTACCAAAAGTGTTTAAAAATTCTTCCTCTGGCCTAGCAAGATTGTATGCTGATCTAAAGCACATGAAATCTTGTGGGCTGTCAAGCAACATTTTTAAATCTTCACTATTGACCACAAAGTCAGCGTCTAACACTAGAGTCTGATCCCAGGGCGACAGATTGTATGCATCTACTCTATTGTTGTTGTGCCAAGGTACATGTTGTTTTATGTCTCCAAACCAGCGTGAGTTCTCACCTAGTGGATCAGCATATATTACCCGATCAAACACATCTTCGTGCTCAGCGGCAGGATTGTTTGTGACCACTGCTACAGGAATGTGTAAGAAGTGTTTGACTCGTTCGGCACACCATGCTGCCATATCCAAGTAGCGTGTGTGTTCTGTGTCAAAAGCAAATATTAGTGCGCCGGTAGTCATCGTTTGGTGCTGAGTTCGTTGTGTTCTGTCAGCCAGGCATTCATTTGCTCTTGCCAACGTTGCATGGCCAAGCCGCGCAGTTCTTCAGGCCGTATTTGAACAGGAGTTTCATACAAGTCTAGCAGCACTGCATCACCTGGTGGCACAGTGGCCAAGATGTTTAGGAGTTCAGGACCAGCACGCCACATACCTCCGTCGTGGGCAAATATCATTCGAGCTTCGTATTTTTCTCGGAGTATGCGCTTGGCAGCCACGTGATCAAAACGAGCACGGCTGTGCGAAATTAAATCGTCAGTGTTCATGTTGTGATTGTACAGGATGTACAGGGAAAAGTAAAGGGGCAACAGCCCCTTTTGGTTAGACGCAGGTGCTGGATATAGTGGGTGTGCCCCAGCTATTGGTTAGATAAGTTGTGGATGGCGGAGCATATCTACATATCACGGCCGGCGCTGTGCCAAATGCACTATACGGTGAAGTGGTGTCAGTTCCGCCAGAAATGTTTGTGCTTTGACCTGCACCTGCTCTGGAATTACTATTCCAAGTTGTAACAAGTGTTAATGTGGTTGCGCCGGCATTTTTGGCAGCAGTTACAATAACAGTATCGCTTGTGTATGGACTCACAGTGTCGTTAAGTTGGAATATGGTAGTTGCAGCAGCGCCAGCAGTTAATGAATACCATCCTGTGGTTGTGGCCAGGGTGGTTTGAGTGCCACCTGTACCACCTGTTCTTGTGGTACCTGTGAACACAGTGCCAGCAAGACTTTGAGATGCACTGTTAACACGACCGGTAAAACTTAGATCACCGACCTTGCCTATAAATGTATTCCAGTCTGCATCATTGTCTGTGCCAGTGGATGATTTGTTCATGTTTAAAATAACTCTGCCGCCTGCATTCCAAAAATATCTAGCTTGATCAGCTGATGGGAAAGTTACTGTTGATGTCCAGGTAATAGTCCAGGCATTAGTGCCGGATCCAGTTGCTGAAGTTTTTGCAGCGGCACCAGTCCAGGTTGCGTAGGTACTTCCAACGGCTGCACAATTGCCACGATTGGTATTACAACTGGTAATATCAGCTGCCACAGCAGACAGCACACTAATTGTAGTACCAGCGGTAGGTGCTGATCTACTGGTAATAGTTGTGCCAGTTTGACTGCCCATGCTGGCCAGTGTATTAACCAAACTGGCCCATTGCGTAGCAGTAACAGTATTGGTAGCAGCCACAGTAGAAACTGCTGTTTGCCCCCAGCCACTATCTGTTGATCCTGTTCCCCAAACTGTGTTTATGTTTGTGGCACCAGTACTTACAAACCCGTTGTAGTCTGTTGCTTGAATTAATCCGCCTACTGAATATGTCATTTTTTGTTCCGATTACTTGATGGTCACAATTGCTTCTATTGTACCCGGACCAGGGGTAAGTTTGTCAACCAAGGCTCGTCCAATTACGTTGAATGCTGTGGCTTCGCCTGGTTGCGCAGCTCTGGCAACGCCCGAACCTGCTGATACCAATCTGTCACCTTTTCGCACTACTCCAATTATTTGCACCGGAACACGTCCAGTCATTGCAACTGGTGGATGCGTGTTGTCTTCTCCGGCGCCGCCATTCATTAGGTAGGCTGCTCTTGTACTTATAACGCCAAACACATTTTCACTCAAATCTTGTTGAGATCTAGTAATTTCAGCAGTACCGCCCAGTTCAACCACTGTGCCTGGGGCTAGTTCTTCGTCAGCTGCAAAACGTTCTGCAACGTCAGCATACAAGGCTGTGGTTGCTGTGGCAAACAATCGATTAAAGTAACTACTTTCCGAACCAATATTTCCCACTGCATTTGTGCCAGTCTTTTCAATACTGGGTGTGCTTAATCCTGTCACAACAATACCAGTGGTAGCTGCAACCATTACATTGGATGTGCCACCAATGCTAATGGTCAAATTTCCACCTGATGATCCTATATTTGCTCCAGATGTGCCGTTTTCAATCTTGGTCACAGATACCGCTGCACTGACGTTAGATAGCGTGCCGCCATCGCCAAAGAAAAAGCCGCCACTGATATTGCCTGTGCCCGAAACTCTTCCAGACCCAAATAACACATTGCCGCCAGTGATATTTCCAGTGCCGGACACAACACCAGACCCAAATAACACATTGCCGCCAGTGATATTCCCAGTAGCACTAATTAAGCCAGCAGTTCGTAAATTGCCGCCCTGGATGTTACCAGTTACAGTTAATAAGCCAGCAGTGATTAAGTTTCCTGCTGTTGCATTGCCAGTTGCTGACATTATTCCACTGGTCAAAAGATTTCCACCAGTAATATTACCTGTTGTGCTGACTGACCCGCCTGCTGGCGGAATTACATTGCCAATAAAGTTAGGGGCAGTAATGTTGCCGCCAGCACTTACTATACCAGCTGTAAATATGTTTGCGCCAATCACGTTACCCGAAGCAGTGACCAATCCTGTAACATACACACCTGTGCTGGCCACTGTTTCAATAACGCTACCGGCAACTGCTAATGTAACGTTACCCGGATTGCTGATGTTGCCGCTGGCGTTACCAGTGTTCCAAACTGTAAAACCTTTGTAAATTGTGGGAAATGCTGTTGCATAACCTGAACTGTTGCCAGCTGGCACAAAGTCTGTAGCACCGCTGATAATACCAACCAAGTTGTTGTTGGCATACAAGCCTGTCACAATGTATCCTGTTGATCCATCACTAATGGTAATTGGCACAGCGCCAGATGTCCCTTGTGCGCTGGAATATGCAGGACCAACCACAATAAATGTACTAGGTGCTACTGAACAAACTTTAAGCTGTTGGTTAACCGTGTCATACCATAAATCTCCTTGCACAGCAGGACTTGGTGCTGACGCTGACGCAGTAGCACCACCAACAACTGTCCAGCCCACACCTGAATAAACTTTTAACAAAGTGTTGGTGCTGTCCCACCATAGTTGTCCTGTAAGTGGTGCAGGTGGTGCTGTCGGGTTGGCTGAATTTTCCAACATACGAATAAAGTTGTCATCTAAAAACTGGCCGTACCCAGCATAATTTTTGCCAATTAACGTTAATGTTGGTGCAAGCGCAGTGTTTACGGTACCATCTGTAATGGTAGCAAACGTTGTGCCGTTTGTTAGATTAATTGTATATGCCATGCTGGTTGCCTTGTTCCTATATCTTTCTATATTTATACAGCATTTATGTTGCTCAGCGTCTGTATACGTAAGGTGTAATCAATTTGAATTTGTCGATTCAAACTTTTTTGTACCGGGTGAAAAATTACATGGGTGATCAAACGTAAATCTGTTGAACTGCCGTTCCAGGATTGTAATCCTAATTCATCAAAAACATATTCGCCATTGAAGTTGGTTGAATTATCAAACGCTTGTTGTTCTGGTGGCTCACCGTAATCCAATAAACAAGTTACCAAAATATCTGTGTACACAGTACCAGACGTATGCAGTACTGACATATAATTGGTTGCAGGATCTGTATCGGCAGCAGAATTATCGTCTACAACTTTGGCGTAGGTTTCATTGTACAGTCCGGCGTTTTGTCCCACAGTGTTTGGGGGCAAATATGTGATCACACCTGTGGGATCCACAGAACTTCCACCGTTACCAAACGCCATAGAATAGATAATTCCTAATCTTGCACCATTTGCATCCAACCGGTTGCTTAGGGCTTGAGCCATTGCAATTGATATATTTTCGTAATGGATTGCATTTTTTTTGTCTACAAATATTTCGCCGTTGTTGGGATCGTAAACTTTTACAAATCCTTGAATCTGCGCTAAACCTGGTTCTATCATGCTCTGCCCTCCATGTAAACTTCGCGTGTTTTTGGATCAAAAATACGCACATGAGCTTCAACGGAAAATGATCCTTGCTCGTTGGGACGTTTGGGCTGAGGCTGTTTTGGCTCAGGATTTGCAGTTACTGGCTGTTTTGGCATAGTAGTTGACATGATCTTTTATTTACCTTGTTATATTCCACGTAAAAACCTTGCGGCATTTGTATCTGTAAGTTGCAGTGGTTCGCCGTTGCTGGGTTCGTTGATACCTGGAGCATACCAAGTTACTCCTTTACGCTGTATAATAACCACATCAACGCCGGCACCAGGGGCAGGCAAATCGTTAGCGGTAAGGAACTGTATTGCCAGTGGGTCATAGTCAGTTTCTTGATAGTAGTTGCTGGCCAAACTGTCGCCTGCCACTCCTGTTCCTGATCCCGCGCCTGTGGCTGTAAAAACCACGCCCGGTGCAGGGTAAACATCACTTGGCAATCCAATAGCATGCCAGTTAGTACTACCAACACTTGCAATAGTATAAGTTTCGTCAATTACAAACTGGCCAGCATAATAACCGTTTCTAGCACGATTGCCGCCTACATAAACTTCAATACTGTTGGGTTCAAAAGAACTGTCTTCTAAATTTATATATGCAATATTTGGTGCATAGAATATTGTAGTAGATCCATCACCTGTAGATGTGTCGCTTACAATGTAATTTTGGTCTTCCTGTGGTTGTCTATTACCAAGGCCCATATCGTATACTTCAGCATTGACTGAGTGAGTAGTTGCGCCAGTGCCGGCGGTACCACGTTGTAAACCAGTAATTGAATTTGTAGCAATATCTCTTACGCGATACAAAATACGTTCGCCATCAATTGTGACCACACCAAAAATGCCAGCACTCAAGTTGGGTTCACTAAGTGCAGCAGCATCAGTAACATATATTATGTCAGCAGTTGCAGACACTGCCTGGGTCACTGTTGTTGTAGTGGCAGCAGTGATGCGGAATGTAGTTTGAACTCCTCGCATGTCTTGGAACAATCTAAATGCCATAGCGTCTGGTACAATACTTTGAGTAAACTCAGTCACTGCCAATACTTGTGCGGATCCAATAATTCCTGATCCCAATATCAAGTATTGTCCTTGAACAGAATAGTCTACTCCAGCATATAATCTGTTGCCATCAAGTGTAACCCACAGTCTGTCAGCAATTATTTCTTCACGTCCAAGATTAAAATCATTATCTGGAATAGAAATGCCCAAGCTAAAATCAAAACTTCCAGCAGTATTATTATCATCGCTGGTGTCGGGATCTCTGACAGTCTTAGTTCCTGATGCAGTACCATTTCCTTGCACAGCAGTTCCTGTTCCTAACCCAGTTCCTGTTGCATTTGCAGTAAATGTTGTATTAAAAGTACTACTTGCTGCTCCTAACAACGTCCAGTCGGTGGTGCCCACGTATTTGATTGTATATGATTGTCCAGAAACTAATCCGTTGGCACCAAAACTACCGCTTCCAGTTGCAACAAATACAGTACCTAGATTATTGTTGGCAGCTCCCAACGCAACAAAGTTAGTGGTTCCAGCAGTTAAAATAGTGTAACTATTGCCTACTATAAATTGTCCAGATGGGTATGTGCTAGTGATAGGGCATGCTGTTCCTGTACCAGACCCCACACCAGTTGCAACAAATACAGTACCTGGATTATTGTCAGCAGCTCCAATAGCAATAAAGTCAGTAGTTCCAGCAGTTAAAATAGTGTAAGTGTCGCCAATTACAAATGTTCCAGCTGTAGATGTTCCACTAATGATGTCATCGATGAATAGCGGGTCATACACTGTGCTATCATACGGCTCAACAAGTGTAAGGCCAGTAACCACCGGACCGACAAATATCAAAGTCAACGGATCTTGTTGAGATGTGTCGTTCCAACTGGTAACTGCAAGCTGATCTCCCTCATTCAACAAAGGAACTACCAGCAATCTGTTTGGCGATCCTGTCACAACTGTGTATTGAGCATTAGTGCTGACTGATATTAAAATTTGTGCGCCGTCGGCAGGTGCTGTAAAGAACACAACTTGCCGGCCAGGAGTATTGCTACCAGACCAGTTGGTAACGTAATAGTTACCAGTTACACTACCATAATTTTGTACCTGTAAAACATTGTCAACCCACACTTGAATATCCGTGTATGCATTAATAACTGATTGTGAATATCCACTGCGTTGTGGCAATCCAAAACTGCTACTAGTACCATCGCCGGTCCATTCAATACCAGCTGCCGGTTGTAAACGTTTGCCATTTACTGTGACTACTAAGTTGGCCACATTGGTACCTTGCATGCTGTTGTCAAGGTTAACACTGTTGGTTAACGTGTTAGACTCAGTAACAACGTGATACTGTGTGACTGCTGTGCTCCAACTATATTGAGGATTTTGAGTTCCCAATGCAGTAATAGATATTCCGTCACCTGCTCCGTATGGAGATTGTCCTGATCCAAAAAATTGAATCCAGGTAATCTGAGTGGTTCCAACTGAAACCAATGCATTTGATGTACATACCCAACGTGTATTAATATTACTGGACCCCGAGGTGGCCAAAGTAATTGCACTAGGAATTTCAGCAGGCGCAGTAAAATCTGTTGCACGAGTCAGCGTCCAGGCAACAGAACTGCTACCAACTGTGGTTACAATATAAATGCCATTGAACACTGCACTTTGAGTTGTGTCATCAACATAAGCACCTGTTTCATTTTTAACTAGAATGCGATCACCAACTGACGGAGTTGATCCATCAATGCTTAAAGTGGAATAGAATACAGTTTTAGTTATTGTTGCGCCAACACCATCAACACCATTGACATATTCATACCCAGCAGTACCGCCTGTGCCAAATAATGATTCAGTAGTTGCATATTTTACATTTGCCATTGGATATGGAAATGTAACTAACGATTCAGTCACTGGCACAAATTCTACCCAATACAATGGATTATCAATTAAAATTCCCGGAATAACAGTTTGCAAAGATCTGTAATAAGATCCATTGTCATTAACAATGGTATTTCGAGCATAAGTGTTTTGATAACTCCATGCAACACTGTCAGCGTAAGGAGTCCAAGTTGCTCCTGCAACGTTCATACCATTTGCAAACAATGCCAATTCATAAATTTCTTCAGAATTTACAGGAATTACTACCGACTCACTTACTTCTGATCCGGTATAATTACCACGGAACAATTGATTACCACCACCCATTTCGTAAACAGCAATATTGATAACATCACCGTTGGAGATGCCACTGTCTATGACAGCAGTAATTGTTTGATTAGCCCAATCTACAACATAATCTACATCTGGTGTGAGATCAGTGTCTGTGGTAATGTTAGAAACTTCAATGTTCACAGGATTTTGTACTAAATTGCCCCAATATATCTCTGGACTAGAATCTAAGTAAATGTAATTATAAGATCCTATGCTAAACCCATGCCCGCGGCCAGTCCAGTCTGCACCTGGACGAGTATACACACGGAAGTCCAATGTATCGTATTCTGATCCATTGACTAATTCTTCAGGAGCGTATCCTTCATATGGTCCAATGAATTCGCCACCATCAACGTTGATATCTGTTGGGCGTAATCCAAGATATTGATCAGTAAAACTGCTGGCGTAGGTAGCATCTATTGGTTCAGGTACATCTGCAATCATGGTACCAGTAGCAGTGGTTAAATTAACTGTTAATCCGTCAGGCGCTAGGGCAATTGTAAAATGTGTTTGGTCAATGACACTGTTTATATAATATACTGTACCTGCTACAATACCTCCAAACACAGTGCCGTAGAATCTAATAGGGTCATTGATTGTCAATCTCACTGTTTGAACACATGTAATTTCATTGGTTGTTGCGTTGGTAGCAGTACACACCAACGTAGGACTTACTGGTGCGCTGCCTAAGAAGTAATCTCCCCAAACTTGTACGCCAGGATAGCTAGTACCATCAACTAATAAATTCAAATCTAATCCAAGTTCGTTGACTCCGGGAACATAAAAACCCATGGTACGATTCACACCACTTAGTGTAGCAGCATCAATTTCAATCCAATCTTCAAGATTGAAGTCTGGACCAACTACGGCACTGCTACCATCGGCGCTATCGGCCTGCCACACACGATTGTCATAGCGAACTAGTGTGCCATTTTCATAATAGCCGTTAGTATTCCAAGTTAACACAGATGTTTGATATTGGTAGCGGTCATATTTGAGCACTGTGCGGAAACTACGAACCAAATTGTAAAATTCAGAGTTGTCTGTTGTTAGATTAACAGCATTTCCTAATCCAGACATTACAGGATAAGCTGTAGCGCCTGTACCATTGCCACCATCAAATACCACTGTTGGGGTTGATTGATATCCAGATCCTGAATTAGTTACTGTTATAGATACAAGGTTACCTGATGAATTAAGCACAGCAACAGCTTCTGCTCCAGACCCAGTATCTCCGTCAACAGGTACAATTAACACTGTGGGCGCAATAGTGTATCCTGTACCTTGATTGGTCACTGTAATTGTTCCTACTTGCAACAAATAGTTGGCAAACCATTGGTTGTATGGCCAATCGGCCCAGAGTGTATTATTAGAAGCAGTGTCACTAAGCGTGTTAAATGCTTGTGCAGTAGCATGTTGATAAGGCAACAAAATTGGACTTACATATTGTGGAATGGTTAGATCTGTATTGTAGTATGCTGGCAAATCAAAGTCTGATAGGCTACCCAAATAATCATCAGCACCATCATATGTTAAGTTAAACTCTCGAACTTGTACGTGATAAGGTTTGACTTCTTGAAGGTACTCACTCACAAAATTTTGATTGTCGCGAATGTAATTTTGATAAGGCACAAGATCTCTAACTTTGTGTTGCACATCAATCAAACTGGTTTTTATCAACCATTCTGGTGCCAGCAACTCGCTTAGAATAAAATTAAACATTAATGTAAGTGATTTATTTCTTTCAATCCTTAACTCGTTAATAAACAATTCTGCGTTAATAGCTTGTATGATTTTGCGAGTTTCAATCACTGGTTCTTGATCATAATACTGTGCATCAAATACTTCAACGTCAAACCCAAATCTACCCAGTGCATAATCATATATTTCTGCAGAAATTTCAATGGTGCCATCTTCGAGCGCCACACGATCCCATCCAGTATCTGTACGTAGATAGATTTCAAATTTACCTTGTGCGTTCGCAGTGACTTTGACACTAGATCCAATTGCCACACTAAGGGTGGCCAGAGTAGCGTAGTTTGGTACTTCTGCTACGATAGTTGAACTAGAGTTGTATCCTGGTTTATACCAATTTACATAACTCCAATATTGACGTGTGTCGTAATTTTGCACACGAGTCAACACTATTTCTCTAATAGACGGATCAGTAGCGGTAGCTTGTACCTCATTGATAGTCCATAATCCTCGATTCAAACTGTTAGTGACCACAAGATATTTGTAACCCAATGGTACAGCATAGATATTTTGAAATCCCAAGATTTCCACTGTGGCCACACGCAAATTCCATTCACTGCTGGCTGCACTAGGTTCTGGTTCTGCACTGTTAAGCAAAACAAAACTTCTGCTTTCTGTAATTGGATATAATGCAAACACATCATTTGCACGTTGAATGTAATTTTTTAACGCCAAGAATCGATCCACAAACATACTTTGACGTGGACGGAATTGAACGCCATAACGTTGTGCATAATTAAGATTTGGATCTGGTACTATGTTACCATATGTATCTACTCCACAAAAACTGTCTTGTAACTTGCGATATAAATTATCACTCAAGAATGCGTCTGGTTGGCCTTGTGCAATTAATTCATACTCAGTATGGACATTGGCATCTGTTAGTGATTGATCAAATTCAATGCTGATAATAGTGTCTGATGCTACAATGTAATCAAGTGCATTGTAAATTGCAATGGTACTAGAGTTAATTGGTGCAATGTAACTGATGCCACTGGCTTTGGGTTCTTGAATGTACGAAGCAACTGTAGCAACACTGAGAGTTTTGCCCAACTGTGATGCAGTGTCAGTTATGCCCCGTACCCAGAAATAATATTCAGTTACAAATGTTCCAGATTGATTCAATCGAGTGTTTACTACATAACTAATAGTGCTGCTTGGTGTACCGACTCCTGTATAACTTGCAGGCGGCACTGAACTAGAAATCCATTGATAAACATCAACTCTACTGCCCGGAAACACCTGTCCCCATCGTCGGCTGGCATAAGTTGGATTGTCTTGATTAGGGTTAATAAATCTTACTGTGCTAATATCCCACCAAACTTCTCCAACGTGTGCAGTGCTCCAAGTGTCTCCACGATTGTTTACAGGACCAACATTGTAAGAAGCAGGATCAATTGCACTGATAAAATCTATATTTTCTTGAGCAGCCCCCAGCACTTTTCCTTGCAATGGATCAAAGAAATCAAAGAATTGGCTCTTGGCAGAAGAGATTCTGTCATACATGTACACGCTAGTCAACAGTCGTATATCAACAACTGGTTGTTGAATAGCAATTGGTTCCCAGGCCAGGCGTCTTGTAGAATTTTCAAATAAGTAGGCAGCACCAAAATTACCAAGTGTACTGTCTTCATAGTCTTCTCCAGGTGCTGTTGCGACTAATACCCCAGAATTGTAACTCACTGCATATCCAAATTGATCCAAATAAGTTACTGCATCAGTCTCGACTTGTTGACCAAACACAAACTTACCAGGATTGGCTACACTAAGACTGTTGCTAGGCAAATAATCATACGTGTAAACTGCACCCGATTGCACTAATGATCGAGTGACATACAAGCCATTAACTAGCACCATGGCTACTGTGCTAAAGAAAGAAGTAGAGTTGCCATCAAATGTGGTACCTGCTTTTTCTGTTGTGGTGTTATAGTCAAATACCATTGGCGAGTACAATGTACCCTTTGGCGAACCAACCACAAGATTCAATGCAGTGTCGTTCACAGCTACTGAATACCCAAATTGTGCAAACTCTATCGGACGCGGGCTGGAAATAGTTTGTGTATATTCAAAAGTTTCAAAGCCAAGCGCAGAGAACACTGTGCCAACAGAACCTGGAGCAACTTGCAATTTATTACCTTCAGGTGCAGCATCAGTGTTGGTCACAAAAATAGTCAAGTAGCCATCTGTAGAAACTGCTGCTGTAGCATTAGGAGCACCTGAGTTGGTACCTGCTTCACCACCATTGATAGCAGCAGCAAGGCCTGCTATGTTGTTGTTTGGACTGGCAGGAACCACAATGTCCATGTTGTTTACTCGTAAGGTGTGGCCAGCAGTCAAACTAGGGTTAGCAATGGTAGAAGTAATTGTACCATAGCTTCTGGCTTGATTTACACTGCGTTCAACTACTCCGCCTTTCCAAACAATGCTAGAATCTTGCGGCGCACCCACATACAAACTACAGTTGTATGGACACAAGTCTAGACTTTGGCCGTAGTTTGTGAAGTCAGCCACAGTGTTTTCGTTGATCAACTGTTGTTCAACAAACTGATTGATTTCAATTTCAATTACATCGCCTACATACAAATCTTTGTTGATGGTAATGTTGTTGCCTGACACTGAGAATGTGTTGTCAGCATTAACAATACCGTCAGTTTGATTGGTTAAGAATACATTGTTGACCAGTACACTAACTGGAGCTGACACAGTTCCTAACACAGTGTAAGTGTTAGAACTGTCATCTTGACGAATGAATTTTTGTACGTTTCTGTCAACCACATATACTGAGCCTGCTTCAGTCAATGTGTTAACTGTGGCGTTAGGACAGCCAATTATAACTTGCCGGCCGTCGGTGCTGCACTGAACACTTGCACCAAATCTTGCGCCGGCTATAACGCCTACTGTTGGTGTAATTGTTCCAGCAAGTTCATAATAGTATTGAGAGGTCACACCAATGGCTGCGCCGCCACTGGGCACATTATAGAAGGTTAGTGTGCCAGCAGAGTATGTGTAATCAATGTTAGGACGTTGTAGTACACTATCAACAGTGACTGAGAACGAGTAAATGTTGTCGACTGTGAACAGGTATGGCGACAACGAATATGTCGCGCCACTAGCAGTAAATGCTTTGAAGAAGTTTCTACTAATATTAACAACATCTCCACTGGCAGGCATTGCGGTAAACGTCACTGTGGTAAAACTGGCATTTACAGTGTAATCTGTTGTTAGAGTTAGTACTGCGCCATTTTTTGTTATAATAATTTGGTTGGCGTTATTAATTTGTATGCTACTGCTAATGTCAGCAGTGTTACTGGTGCCAGTAGCTTTGTATTGTAAAAATTGATTATTCCACTGTACTTGTCCGTACGCATACACTGTGTTTAATCCAGGTGCACCAACATACAACCAGCGCTCGTCAAGGCTCATGGCTACACTGTAACCAAATTCTCCAGCTCCCGGAGTTGTGGTAGTGGTGGTGCCTGGCAAGGTCAATAACTGTGATTGCACCCAAGGACTGGTATTCACTGCACCCGATGATGGGTCGCGCCACAGAACTACAGCATAACCATTGTCAGCTTGTGCGCCCGGACCAAGGCTGGCACTGGCTCCGCCAATAGCAAATGTTTGAGAACCAGCATCCACAGCATTACCATACCCACGTAGTCCTGTAGTGCTCAATGTAAGAACAGTGTCTTGTTCATTGATAGGACTGATAGGTGTGTATTGATCACTGTAATTTTTTACATACAAATAGATGCCGCCTTTGGCAGTACCTGTGCTGAATCCATAACGTGGACTGCCAACAAACAATGCTGAACGATCTGTGGCCTGTGTGACTGATGCTCCGTACTGCTCTGTAGCATCTAATAATACCGGTGCCAATACCGATTGATCAGTAAAGGGATTTTGTTTTTCTAATACTTCCCACAATCCGCTGCCATTGTCGTCTACCCAAACTTTTGCACCAGGTACAATTTGTTGGGCATATGGTAAATTTAAAATATTGCTGGCCTGATCTACACGCATGGTTGTTAAAGTAAACCCAATACCTGTGCCGTCAACCACAGTGCGATCACCTTCAAGATCCAACGCAATGTTTACTGTGTTTAAGTTTACAACGTTTAAGACAGTGTATACTCCATTAACTTCGGTATCAAAAAATCTTATGATCAATCGATCACCAGTGATCAATCCATGTTGGCCACTGAATATAACTCTGCTGGTGCCATTGAGATTGTCACAAACATGTTGTATAGTGCCAGGCACAGCTTTGGCACGATAAATGTTCCAATCATAATTGTTTACTTTAGCAACCCAGATGCTAGTGCCAACTATGATAGAATTAATGTTGGCACTGAGGCTTGCGGGATCATTAAGATCAAACACTGTGATATCAACGTCATCAATGTTGACATATCCAGCCGACGGTAAAGCAATATCGGTTGGCAATGCAGTAGTAGTCGGCAATAACGCCGGAGTAGTCAACGGAAAACTGTTTTTCCATACATCACTAAGGAAAATTTGCTGGTCAGCAGTACTTGTTTCATTTGGCACTACAATTTGTACCAAACTAGGATTACTAGACAACAATGCACGATCTAATCTTAAGTCAAAGAAACTACGATTGGCATTTGCACCATAAACTCCGCGCTGTACTGCCCAATTTTCGTAAATTTTATAGTCAGCAACTTCTTTGTTAAACCTAGCTTGTCCAAATAAATCAGTGCTGTTTTTAGTTCCTTTGGTTCCGAGGAATTCTCTATAAACATTCAGTTGACTAACATCGTCAAGATTAAGCGCGGCCATGTATTGTCTAGGTCTAAATCCTATTAACCCATAGCTTAACAAATCATTATCAGCAATTAAATTTGCCGAGTTGATGTCATAACTGTTGCTGAGTTGATCGGCTTTGTTTGCAAGATTTTCTAATAAACCTTGTTCAACGAATGTGTAATCGCTTTGATTCCAATCATTGTAATTGAACGTGGTACTGGGTTGCACAATGGTGACTGCGCTCCAGTAGGCTCCTTTGTGCGTTACTATTTCACCTTTGGCATAGATTTTCAATCCAGTCCAAGCAGCAATATTATTTTGATTTAGTATAAAACCTTGTGCATTAACACTACCATCCCATTCTGTGGTGGTAGTACCGGAAATATATAATCTGCTTTGTCTAGCACCAGTGATTGGTTCAAAAATTAAATCTCCAAACAAACTGGCGTTGTCCAACACAATCATACTTTCAAAGCTGGTGTAACGCATGTCAATGAAACTTAAACTTTGATTGTTCAATGGCTCAACGCGAAAATTATTGTCAATGCGCACAATATTAAGATCTCGAACAGGAAAGTCTTTACGATTTTGATCTAAAATAAAATGTTCCGCAGTTTGTGAGGTTATGGTATCAACCACTGCTTGTTCTTTAAATACTGAAAGTCCTGTAGCCAACGGATTTAAATTAATCAAACTGCTGTTGCCCCAACCTTGTTGACTCCAATATATAAACTCATACACCATTTGTGACCAAGTCATCAGATATCCATTGATTTGATTGTTAAATTCAAATCCTTGTGATTCTAAAAATTTTCCGTAGCTCAACAAGAAATTGGCCACAGCCGATTCGGTAGTAAACACAAACCCATAGGGAATTTGAGTAAGAACAGTTGTGTAATTGGCAGGCACCTGAATGGTTTTGCCTGCCACGCTGTATGTTTGAAACTGCCCAACTGGAATGCTGGTAAACGTGTTAAAATATGGTCTGGCTGTGCCGTAACCAAATACAGCATAACCGCCATCTACAATTTGAATCACAACTGAACTGTAGGTCAGCCTGTCAAATGGTTGATTTTTATAAACCAATAGTTGATAACTTTCGGGCGGAATCTGCAAAGAAGAATTAGTTGATTTAGGGCTAGATTTTTCAGTGTAAATTTTTAAGTACTGTTTGTCTGAGAATGAAGCCATTCTGTAACACAAACGTACATCTAAATTTTGTAAATCTGTTTCTAATGCCACAGTGCTATTGGTACCTGTGATGCGATTGTAATCCACAATCCAATTGATGTAACTGGCTTTGCTGGTGCCGTCACCATACACTTGCACGCCATTGGCATCTAGTCTATAACGACCGTTATACAAATACTGGTCAAATTCTGTACTGTATTTGTACAAGTCTCTGTCGGCAAACAATGCAAAGAATTTTGCCGGACGGGTTAGTGCCAGCAACCGCATGGCAGCAAACGGATAATCGCTTGAATTCCACCAGGAAGCTTCTACTGGACCGCCATCACCGGGTATCCAACTCTTTTGGAAAGCCTGTGAATTATATCCACCTACTACTGATTCTAATGGTGCTAATAACTCGCCAGCAGTGCCAGTTGGTAGGACTGATGTTAATTCTGGTCTAGCATATGCTGGCAATGTATATGCGCCCACAGGATCTCTCACAAGACCAAGTTCTAAATCATCCCACAAGTTCATGTTGTCAGATGTGTATGGCGCAGGACCGTAAGTGATTTCCCACCAGGTGGGAATCACAGTAAAACCAAGCATTTCCCAAGGTGTCAATTCAGGCTGCTGAGTGTCGTAGAAAAAACGATTGATACCGCGCCAAGCGCCTAGCAAGTTGTCGCCGTTGAGTTTGTTGGTAGCAGAACTATAGTTATAAGTAAACGGATTATTGACACTGTAGTTTTGTGCAGTATAATCTAACTTGTTCCACCCTACATAAGTTAAGAAACTGGTTTCTAGTATAGTGTTGATTTCAGGAACACTGTAACCAGTATCTCTAAATTGTCCAGGCAGCACGTCTACAATATCAAGCGGCACAGGATTGTCATCTAATTTTATATTGTTATAAATTCTAGTTTCAAATTCCAACAACACTTCATCACGTATGTCATCAAAGATGGGAGTTTGACTGCCATCGTGACCTAGTATAACCAGTTGTTCACCTGCACTGGTCTTGACTGTCAAAATTTCTGGACGCCATGCGGGATACAATCCCATCTTGCTTGGAGTGTTAGGCACATAGGTACCATAGGTAGCACTATATTCTTGAATGAGAACTGTATCTCCAATGGCCAAGTCAATCAAGATGTCAATACGCGGACCATCAATTGCCACTGTGTATTCTAAGTCTCTAGTTAAAATTTCATTATTAACATACACGTTCATGCCAAGGTAGTTGGCTGATGTGTAGTTGTAAATTTGAACAGTGTCAAACACCTGAGTAGTAGTGTAACCTACGGTGTATGTTGTTGACGTAAACACTGCACTAGCCGGCAGCATGTCGCTCCAATAGAATGGATTGCTAGATGTACGACCTAATGTGATTTCAGCTATCACAGTGTCAAGAACTTGCGATGCAGTTTCATATTGTATAGTCTGTCTAGTCACTGCCTCCAGCAGTTGATTTTTGTATTTTTGATATTCTCTGCTGTTGTATTCTAATGCACCAAAAATGTTGTACTGCTGAGATCTCATAAAGTATCCAGCAAGAGTCAGTGGCGAGCTTTGTTGTAAAATTATCTGACCATAGGGTATAATATCACCAAGATCTCTTGTATTGTTAGCACCATTGATTGAGCCAGAGAATGTGGTTAAATTTTGGCAAATGCTATTGTAATGAGTACGTAATGTGCCTAGTGTAAAACTTGAGCTGTTGGCATTTAATGGATTGTTGTTGAGATTAAGTGGAACTTGATAAAACGCCACTTGACTGATTTGGTCGCTCAGCACTTCAACTTCAATAACATCTCCGACTACAGGCACAGTACTTAAAGTAATAGTTGTGGTATTTGCGGTAGTAGTCACCGTGTACGTGCCTGGATCTTGAAATACCGATCCCACAAATACTTTTACACTAGGTACTGTTGTTACTGTGTTTGACTGAACTGCTACATCAAGTCTCAGTGGAGTTGTATCATATACAAATTTAAATTGCTGGCGCATCAATGTAGGCACCACAGCAGTTTGCCATCCAATCAATCGTTCATACACAGTTCTTGATGCATATTCATAAACAAATCCTGAACTAATTGGTGCTGTGGTGCTAACATTGTCAATCACATACACAAATGAGTCTGAGTATAAATTATTATCAAATACAATGTCTCCTACATTGGTCAATGAAAGATATTTGAGCACTAGTTGTAGCACTGGGTCAGCAGTTCCCGAGCCAGTGGCATAACTAAACAATTTTGTGCCTACAAAAGTAGAACTAGGATATGTTGTTAGATTTGCTAAACTTACTCCATTGGTATCATAAACGTTAAACAATGGTGCTTGTTGCACTGCAATTTTTTGTTGAGCTTCTATCCAGTTAACCCCATCATACCAGTAGGACATACCAACTTGTGTGCCACTCAAGCAAACTGTATTTTGATCAATTAAAATTACACCGTCTGGTGCTTCTACCAGATTGATAATCGGTTGTGAAAAATTTGCGGTGCCTGTACCAGTGCCAACTACTTCAACTCGGATCGAATTACCCACTGTATAAGTTTGCCCAGTGGTACCTGCCACTGTGTTCCAATTTGTATTGCCAAGACTAACAATAGTGTAAGTTAATCCAACTTGCAAATCTGCAGCATTAGTTAATATTACAGTATCGGGCACAACAAAATTTACCACATAGATTTTACTACGCACCAATGGATCTTCATCTGCTGCAAATACCACACGACTGCCATTTATTAGGGTGTATCCATTGGTCGAATACCCTGTACTACCTTCGACATTACTGAATGCATCTGTTTCTTCAAAATCAATTACATTTACTGGTTGTTTAGCATCTGTGCCCATGTTGTACAATCTGATGCCACCACGGAATTGTATAACGGGACGCTTGGCTTTTTGATTATTATCAATTACAGCAGGAGTATCATTATATACACTTGTGGCATTTAGTACATCAATGTGGAACCAACGATTGCTACGACTCCAAGCGTTTAAATCTGGACTGTCTCGGCTGATGGTAAAGTAATCAATATTATTTTCATCTGCATATTCTTCTGGAGTAATGTAATTTGACACTAACAATAGTTCAATTGCTGATCCAACTCCACTTACATAATATTGAGGATTTTGACTAGCAGTGGCAGTCATAGTACCATTGGCCGAAGTTAGTGTCAATGCTGGGCCATTCTCAGTTACACTTACTTTGAATTGACTGCTGCTAAAAATTGTGTGAACATAATAAGTTACACCTGCGCTTACGCCACCAAATGGTGTGCCAGTGAAAATAACTTCTTGTCCTACATTCATTCCTGTTGTAGATTCTGTGGTAATAAGATTAATACCTGCCGCAGTGTTTGTACAAATAAAAGCAGTAGACCCTGTGGCGTAACTAACTGGAGATACATTGCCTAAAAACTGAACTTTTAGTCCATTGGTAAACACTACACCATTTGGACTGGTGTAATTAGTTTTTCCCAAAATATTTTCAATGTAAATTGTACTATCATTGATCTGTTCAACCAGTCGTATGGTGCCAAAAATTTCTGGATCGGTGCCATCTTGATAATACAAGGTATCTAACTTGGCAGTGAGCACTGGCATTTCAATAATATAGCCAGCTTGGTTTTTATACCACTGTGTGCTGGAATACTCAGTACCATATCGTATGGTCCATTTTTCTAAATTGGCTATGTTTTGAATGCTGCCCAATGATAGATAGGTGTAAGGCTCAACCCCTGTTATCATTGTTGACGTTTGTGAAACACTTGTGTTAATGGTATATGTACCTATGCCACCAGTTGTACCTGTCAGTTGATTCACAATACGTGTGCCAGATGGAATTGTCCCGCCAGTTATACTCATTCCAGCAGTGATAGTTCCACTTGGAGCTGTTGTTACTGTTAGTGTTATTCCTGCACAACTACCTTGAAATGTTGCAGTAGGAGTAACATAACTTATTCGCCATATGCTGTAATAATTGGTAGCAGGATTGCCCACACTGTTTGCAAATACCAATGTTCGTGTGTTAAGATCAGTAATGCCATCAATACCACCATACGTGTTGTTGAACTGGTCAAGTCGGGCGCCGTCGATATCTTCAAAATTCAAATCAGTCACAAGATCCACAGACCCAATGCTCACAAGATTGTAGAAGAAATCTTGTGCTGTTTTTTGTGGTACATTAAAATTAATTGTACCAAGGTCAGTGCCATTGTCAGTGACACCATATACGGATCTAGAACTTATGTTCGGAGTGATAGAATTTTCACCATTAATCCCTGGGTCGGTCTGAATCCAAAATCCAGGGCCAGTGCCGGGCTGGGCATCAATAACATTGATAGTGCCGCGCATGAGACTTTGAGTTTGGCAAGAATAGTATAACGTGTCAGGTGCATCTTGTGGCACAGTAAAAGTAACTGAACCTGTAATTGATCCGTTTCGGGAGACCCCTGAACTATACGCATCACCTGTGCCTGTAGTAGGAGCAGTTTTGATCCAGAATGGAAAATCTCCTTGCACAAACAAGTTAAATGTGTATGTGTTGCCGCGAGTTAAAATAATGTTGGCATTAGGAGAATTGTCAATGTTATAGCTAGTGACATTGGTGCGTGTCACTCGATAATCCACAGATTCTTTGTTGTTTTGTGCTACTTGAAAAGTATAGTTACCCCCGCGAACCAAACTCACTACGGGATTGTTACCAGCCAGGCTCGAAAATGTATATACGCCATTGGCTCTGTTCACAACAAAATTTTGGCTTAGTGCAATGCCCGGAGACTGCACAGTTACTACATCTGGACCATTGGGTATCCAATAATATTGGCTGAAGTTCACAAATGTATCAAAATCAATAAACGGATCAAATGTATAATAATCACTGGTGTATAGTCTACTTGGTTGTGAACTAGGACTACCTTGATACACTAATGTATCAGTTATGCCCGGGTAGGTAATAGCATCTATAATCTTAGCGTTATCTGTGGGATCAACACTGATCACACCTGGTTCAAGTTGATAATTTGTGCGAGTTGTGCTAGGTTCAAGTACATATTTGTCGTTAGGGTTAACGCCAGGACCAACTGTGCGACCAACATAGCCTTGAGTCTTTTTAAACTTTGGCTCTTGAATCAACTGATCCAACGTAGCAGCCAAGAACTGCTTGTTGGCGTCAGTCTGAAAAATCTCAGGAAGAAAATCTACACTGCGTACTCGTGCCATTAAATTACTCCGCTACCAGGTGCAGTACGCAAATTGGTACTGGTCAATGCATCAATCACAACAATATTGTCAATAGTAGCGCCATTGACAAAAAGTTCACTGGGTTCTGCTCTTACTTCGTACATGTCGCCAAAGTATTTTTGTGTATCCAGCGGCACTAATACCACTGAACTAATTATGGTCCCAAGGTATCTGTGTAGATATGCTGCAAGCTCTGAGAAATAAAAGGTATCTCCAAAACTCCATTTATCAATACTGAAATATGCATTCATGGCTGCCAACACAGAACTTTGTATCTCGCTGGTGCTGGTTGTGGAATTTTGCGCACGAATAACTTTGATTGTGGCTTGTAAGGTCTTGGCAGCTTTAGGCCCAAACAATGGTTTGAACACTACAGAATTCAAAATAATGTTGTCACTCAACATTTTGTATTCGTTAAGCCCTTGATACTCTGTACTAAGTTCATCAATAGTTGGTATATCAGGTTCTGTTACTGTTCCGGTAGTATCGGTAATCCAATTTTGATAAGCAGTATAATATGACTGTGTTACAACATACAAGTCAATGATATTGGAAGTTCCTGGATCAATTCTATTGGTCAATGGTGAGTTGTGACGATATTGAAAGTACAATGCCTGGCGACCAGTTCTAGCAATCCATTCTCCTTCGGTAGTTTGAGTAATAACTCTTGTGCCCACAGTGTTAACTGTCAGTGTAAAAAATAGTTCATCGCTGTAGGCATAAAACACTTGTCCTGGTGAGTACTGGAACTTTACTAGTTCAATAGAATCATATGTAGGATAGTCTGAATTTACTATTCCTGGTTCTGCCAGTAAGTATCTTTGTAAATTGTCAAAGTCCACAGTTTGTTGTAAGAATACTAATTTGAGATTGGGATTAACTGTTGGTGCAACAATCTCATTAAAAAAATCTGGATTGTCTGGCACGCCATCGCTGTCAGAATCTCTATAACTGATCAACACTTGAAAGTCATCAACATAACCGTCTGACTCTACTGGCTGACCAATGATTGTGGTGTAGATGTCTCCAGGCAGTGGAGATGAACTGTCTGGTTTGGTGTTCACGGCCAACACGTTGACAAAGTCTTTTATTGTGGTGCCGCTGCGGCTGTCATAGATCTTTTGATTGCCGTAGAAGAAAAATCTTGTTTGCAATACTGAACCAAAGTAATATGCAAGTCCGCGATATGTTATTGTGTATTTGTTATCTACAGCTACAAATTCTACCATCCATGAAGCATCTAAATTTTGTCCAGATGTATTACCTGCATATGTTTGACTCCAGGTGGCGCCAGCATTCAAATTGGTACTGGTGATAACATACCAAGTGCCAGCGGTGCCTGTGATTGAACCGTTGTTGTCATATCCAAGACCAAAATTTCTATACAACAAAATTTGTTGTGTCATTTCGTCACGAATAGTAGTACTTAGGTCAGTAAGAAACACAGGAATGATACTGTCTACAACGGCACCAGTAGGCACAAAGTTGTTAAGCGCCACAGGTCCTTGGCCATTGGTTAAATTACCAATGCCACTATTGCTGCCATCGCCCACAACTGTAAGTGGACTGGCCCAAATTTCTAAATGGTCTTCGGGTCTGGTGGGTAGGCCAGCTTTCAATCTGTTGTTGGCATCAAAATAATATGGTTGCCCGTTGATTACTGGAGGTATAAATTTAATTAAACTTTTTTGCACCACATACTTAAATGCAGTGCTGCTTGAAGTTCCAACCATAACTGGCGTGCCTAATGCATTTTGAAAATAGCCTGTGGTTTCATTAGCCAGTGTTGTGCTCTGATGCCAGGTGCTAAGTGCAGTAGCACCAGTGTTCACAGTTATTCTTGGAAAGTTGGCATAGTAAAATTGTTTGAATGTGGCCTCGGCAATTGCAGGCTGGACTGTGTTGGTAATGAGATCAGCAATCTCATTGCGATTGGTCCAAGAAAATAGTGTAGAAGGCAAAATATTATTTTTCCACATGGCACCATCACTTGAAAATGTATTAGTTGATGAGTATTTGCCTGTGTTATCTACTAAGTCTAAATAGCGACTGGTACCAATTGAAGCACGATTCACTGCTTTTGATTTAATTATAGAATTGTAAAGAGTGAACGGAAATAGATTATAGTCTTCTCCGTTGACCATGCGGTTTTGTGTGTAGTATCTTGCTGGAGCACGTTGTTTAATATCAGCAATACTTTCGCGACTTTGTGCATTGCTTACTGGTTGCGTGATGCCACAAGTAAATGTCATAGTTTGAATATTACCGTTGCGATCAATATAACTGATTGGTAATACTACATTTTGCATCTCAGAAGGATTGATGATGTATTGAAGACCATTGCTTGCGCGAACATACGCACGAAAATTGCCTACAGGAATTTCTGAAAACACTCCATCGCCAAACACCATGGTAATTTGATCGTTAGTTCTACTGGTAGTAGAGAAGATAGGTCTTAATATTGCAGTTTGTTCGGCAGCTGACGAATAAATGTTTTCAACAAATGCCCACTCTCTGCTGATACTGCCCACATTGTCCAACTGGAACAACCAGCGGTCTTCATTATTAATACCTTCAATATTGATGTTTACTGTGCGGTTAGCAATGCGCTCGGCCAAGTTAAAGTCTTGATTTTGCAATGTGCCTTGCTTAAAGAAAAAGAAGAATCCGTTGTTGGCAGATTGATACCCCAACTGGTCATTGCGATACAACACATTAAATGTGCTATTAGGTATTGGACTTGGTTCGTAAATATAATCCTGTCCGGCTGTGGTTGAGGTAGTAGCTTCAAATGGCATGTTTACGCCATCCACAGTGGAAGTGTAAGGAATTACTGGCAAAAATCCTGGCACTAAATTAATGCTATATTCGTTAGTGTCCACACCCAAAATAGTTTGGCGGTTTGCCGGCCGACCAATTTTTTGACTGCTGACCAATGATGAGTTTACAATAGCATTCCATTGTTCTAACCAGTCAAAGTTTGTGGGGTCGGCCCAGTTGATTGTGATATTGGCCAAGTTAACGCCATTGTAATCCACAATATTTTCTGTTGTGGTCACGCTAAACGCTTTGAGCAGGCCCTGTGCGGCTGTGTTGCGTTTGGCAGTGTAGCTCACAAGATTAGCTAGGCGTGTGACTGAATCTCTGCGTTCGGCCGTGTCTATGTAATTTTCACGGGTATTTAGGTCAGTACGGAAGGCCAGGGCCTGGCCCATAAACGCAATTACGTCTAATAGAGCAATGTATTCTGATGATTCAATGTAGTCATTGAATGTTTCTGGATAGTACAAACGCAGATAATCAGTAAAACTCTTGCGTAGAGTTTCAAAGTCATAACTTTGGAAGTCTGCTTCGCGATAGGTTTGATAGATTTGTTTCCAATCTTCTACACCGAATATCGCTGTTTGTCTAGTGGTTTTTGCCATTGCGTCTGGGCCTTGTATTCTTTATCTGTTATTTATGTAGATAAAAAACGGCGTAGTTATACGTAGCTGGCCGAACGAGTGGTCTGGTTAAAGAATACACTTAAAATTTCAGCGTTTACACCGGCTACAGTTTGTATTTCTAACTCAATCAGCATGCCATTTTCTTGAGGGTACACATTAATATTGCTGATGAATACTCTAGGGTCGCCGCCAGCCACTCTTTGAATTTCGTTAATAATACCTTGCTGCACTGCATCAACTTGATTTTCAAACAAGTAGTCCCATAGTATTGTACCATACGCAGGGCGACCGGGCAGTTGACCTTGACGAATGTTAAACGCATTCAAGAGATCGCGTTTGACCAATTCAAAATCTACAAGTGTAAATTTTTTATATTGATTCTGTGTGTTAAAGCCAACAAAGGTAGTCATGGCAATATTTATCCGCCTTGAGATGTGCTATCATTAGGAGACGGATCAGGCCTTGGATAACCAATTGCAGTCAAACTTGGAAGTCCACGACGCAATCTTTCATCATTTATATTGTCCCATACTATGTCATCATTTCCAGTGTATATTAATTTGTCGTCTGGTGTTTTAGAATACAGGCTAGATCCTATGTTTGCTGGCAAGATACTAGGTACCTTGGCATTGCCTACAATTCGTTTTGCGGCTGCTTCAAGTGTGTCTGTGTTTACAGTATCAATGGCAGCCAAAGGCGTATATTCTTGAAGCATGGAAAAGTCTACTTTGGTCTGAGCTAGGTTCACAGCAAATGCACCATTGACTGCTGCGGCATCAAAATTTGATTTAATGTCAGCCGGTAGTCCTGGGATATTTTTAGCCCAATCTAGTGTGTTTGACACACTTTTGGCAGCATTGGTTGCTAGGCCGCTGAGTGCTTGTGGTGTTAATTTGTCTGTGGGAATACCTAATGATTTTAAATCAACTACTCCTGCCGTCATCAATCCTTGCTGAATTTTGTTTTGAAGTCCTTCATTGCCCAGCAACCCATCAAGACTTTTTACACCATCTTTGCCAGTCCATACTGTAGGACTTTTTAATACACCAACAAGATCACTACCGGCTTGTGCTAAAAATGTAGCAGCAGTTCCTGGTTTGACGAGCCCCCATTTTTCAAGTTGACTAGTGTTAAAACCAAATTTGCCTGCGCCCAATGCATTACTAATTGTGTCTGCACCTTGTCCTACCAATTTGCTGGCCTGGGCCAATGTTCCAGTTACATCAGGTAAACTCATGCTACCAAGTCC